GCTCTCTCGATAATCGAGTTAACCATGTCGAGAGGCTGAGCGCCCAGGTCTCTTGCTAGGTCTGCTAGGGCAACCTTCAGGTGCGCCTTGTTAAGCGGGGGTATGCTCCCGTCGTCATCAACTGCATTCTGTAGCTCCTGGTTGAACGCCTGGTTGTTCTCAATGCCGCGCTGATAGTTAGCATCTTCTCGACTGAGTTGTGCTTGGGCACCCTGGGCCGCTGCCTGAGTGTTCCGCTCACGCACTTGCAGTTCTTTTAGTTGTGGATATTGGTCGACCAATACGTTGATGTCTCGGATAAGACCGTAGTCAACACGGCCACCAGTAGCAATGCTAGTTTCATACTGCTCAACCGCTTTGCGAACCGCTGCGGGGGTGTTCTCGTTTCGTTTAATAATGCGGATAACTTGTGCCAAGCCATCACGGTCCAAACCAGTACCATCTCTAAATATATCCTCGGGGCTTCCTAATAAAGGAGGAGCGCCCTGCTGTACCCTGCGTAAACTTGCTTCGCGCTCATCAGCGGCTAACTGTTCTTGCCTTACACGAGCGGCTTCTGCTTGCTCTGCTGCTTCTTGAGCTGCCGCTTGCTCTGCCGCAACTTCTTGGTTTCGTAAAGAGGGGGCTGAGGGTGCAGATTGACCGGGCATACGTGAATTAGCATCTACATATCGTGCAACTCGACTGCGCCTGCCAGTGAGCTTATCTATAGCTCTACCTGCAGCAAATGTACCTACCTGGGCAGCCGCTAAACCTGGATTAGTTGCCGCTAGGGCAGCTGTTGCTAGTGGCCTGGCAAAATTTTGCATTACCCCGCCAGTGTTGGAGTAGTTGTCTAGCGCACCAGCTGGAGAAACAGCATCTGTATAGCGACTGATACCTCCAGTTAAACCATCTGAGTAAACACGAGTAAGTTCATTCATTTCGTGCATTAGATTGATAGCTTCTTGACCTTCCGCAGTGTCCCCTACAAGTTCTTCAAACGCATTAAAGTCTCCTGCATCAACCACACTTTTTACTTTGTTTTTAGCTTTTACAGCGGCTACAGCTGCGTCAGATTTCTGCAGAACAACATCCAAAGTATCGGTGTTTTCTGGCTTCAAGCGAGATTTCAACACAGTTACTAATGTTTTTAGCCGTGCAGCCATATCAGAGTGACTACTATCGATTACTGCTTTTGCCCCAGACCTGCTGTCAGGGTCTACATCGGTAAGGTTGTAAGCAGGACCATCTGCATTTTGTGATTCGTCAACTTTTTGAGCTAATCGCTGTGCAAAATCTGCTTGTGCCTGACGTTGTCTCTCGGTTGTCGGTTTACTCGGAGTCCCGCTGACTAGGTTAGTTGCTGCACCGATGGTGCCCAAACTGGTATCGACAATACCTGCGGAGCTGCCGCCAATGATTCCTTCACCAAGGGCCTGCCGAGCACTTACCTCTAAACCTTTGTCTGTGTTTACCGTCGTACCAACCTGCTCACCGACACTCTGGGTGCCTTCAGTAATACCCTCAATCAGCATACGTTTTAGTTTGCCAGTTGCTCCAGGCGCTAATGCATTTAATGCACCAATGCCTGCCGAGGTTCCTACCGCATATTCCCAGTCCGATGCATTAGGCTTGTCACGCCCGTTGTTCTTTGCGCGTTCTAGGGCAATAGGACCGAGCTGCTGGGCAGCCTCGAACAACATAGGTCCAGCAAATCCACCGACAATAGCACCGCCTGGACCAGCTACTGAACCTACTCCTGCGCCCGCTGCCCTCGTTGCTAGAGAGCCAATAAATTGACCACTTTGCTCCACAGCTGCCTTTGGTAGGTATTTGTAATCGAAAGATTCGCCACCTTCGTTCATAAACTGGGCAGATGGACTTTGTCCTGGAGGCGCTTGAGTTGCGTTACGCAGAGCCGCTGCAGTTTTATCGTAGCCAAGTGCCTCAGCGGTGGTGCCCATGTTTTCTAGTGGCTGGTCTATACCTCTATAAAATGCATCACCAAATCCCTCAAATGCACCATCTTTTGCCTGGGGAGCTGCTGCCTGGTTAGCATATGGAGAAGGCAAAGGTGACTGGTAAGAGCCGTTATTCCCAGCTAATTGCTGCCGGTAGAGCTGCGCCACTCGTGCTGCTTTTTCAGCGTTACCTGCATTTTTGTGGTGTAGGTACGCCGCTTTGTACTCTTCCGGTGTTCTCTGCATTTTTCAGTATTCCTTGACTAGAAATTAAACAGTTCGTCATCGTCCTGGGGAATCACTGCTCTGGGGTCATTCGGAGCAGTAGTTCCATTCGCTAGACGATTTCTAATATCGGCTGTGGTATCCCGTCTTTCTTTTATCCAGGCTAACCAGGTTTCCTCTTGGTCCATTGCAATCGAGGGCATCGGACGCTCAAAGACTGCCATTTCTTTGTCGGATATTGCACCTTTGGTTTTTGCTATCGAGATTAAAATCTGGTCAACTTTAAACTGCTCCATCTTCATTCTTGTCACTGCTTTCGGGTCACCAGTCATACGGTCTACAAATCGTCCCCAAGTGCCATCTTTCAGCCCCGTTAAGCTATCACCAGCAGATGAAATGTCGCTGTAAAGTGCATCCATCTCAGCAATAGCCATGTCGTATTGCATGAGGGTTTCTTGGGATTCTCCACCATTACTTTGCGCTTTTGCCAAGGCTGTCTGATAGTCCATCTGGGCTTTATCATAGGCAGCCAGACCAGCTCGGTCAGAGTCCTGGATATTGGCGTACTCTTGCCCAAAGGCCCCCATAGCGGCATTGCCGCCCAGGTGACTGGCACCCTGCATGGCACCGCCCAACCTAATCAGGCGCTCGTTGAGACCAATCTTTTGATAGCCACTGCCCTTGTTGGCCTGTCCCATCTGCGTACCGTCTCTGCGGCTTGCAGTAACCTCAACATCGTCATCGTAGATTTGGGGATTGGCTGCACGGAATGCCGCAGATTCTTGTGCAGTCATCGGTGCCTGTGGCACGGCTTCCACGATTGGTGCGGGACCTTGCTGGGTCAGCACTGGTGCTGGTGGAACAGCGGCACCTGGTGCGCCTTGTTGGCCAAGTACGGGAGGAGGCGTTTGTGCATAGCGCCCATTTGGGTCGGGTGTCATATTGACACTAGCTATGTAGTCGTCGAATCTCTGCTGGTACTCTGGCAAATAATTACCATCCGGACCATACATATGGAGGTTGCCCATGTTAGATTGCAGCTGACTCATTCCCTGGGGACTGGTGTAGTCGCTAGGAAAATAGTTGGGCATATAGTTCTGCTGGTTGTATCCGCGTAAGGTTGGCATCAGAATGAGAACCCCTTGAAATTGTTAGGGTCAGTTGTTCCTGACGCTGCGCCAGAAGCTCCAGGTCGATTCTGGTAAGCGTCATACATGTCCCCACCGATACCAGCGCCTTGCATGGCACCTCCAAACATGGCTGCATTGGGAGAGTGCATGTTGGGTGTGGTGCTGCTGGAGTTATAAACAGCTCGATTGAGAATGCCTTGCTGATATTTGATCTGGTTATCAAGACCGAAGTCACGATTGCGCTCAAATCGGTCACGCTGGTCGTTCATTCTTGCCTGGTCAAATCCTTGTAGATTTCTACCAGAGTTATTCATCATGTTGCCGAAAGAGTTCATCGCGTTGATGCCCTGTCCATACGACTGCTGAAGTCCAGCATTGGCATTCATGGCGTTGTTGAACTGGTTGTTTCGCTGGTCCATGAATTGGTTAGACAGGCGGTTTTCGATGTTAGCCGTCATGTCAGCTTTGCGGTCGTTAAAGCCACGCATTAGGTTGGCATCGGCAATACCTGCACGGCTGCTATTCATGTTGCCGCTTGCTGAGGCATTCATGTTGTTACCCGTCAGCTGATTCTCAGTCAGGTTGCGAAAGTCATCACGCATCGCTGAGTCAACAAGGCCCTGGCTGTTGTCACGAGCGTACTGAACGCTGTCAGCAATGTTATCCTGCTGAGACTGCTTATAGAGGTCACCGTAGTTGGCGGCAAAGTTTTGGCCTTGCTGGGCAATGTCAAAAGCACCCTGGCGGCCTTGTAGACCCATGTTACCCATGTACTGATTGCCCAACATTTGGTACTGGTTTGGACCTGCATAGGTATCACCCATGTAGGCGCCAGTGTCCTGTACGTTCTGCAGGTAGTTGCCTGCAGAGTCGTAAGAATCCTTAATGTATGGCTGCGAGAAATTGTAGCCTGCCATTGTGTTGGCGTTAGCTTCATCCTGAGCTCTTCTTGCGTCCTTAGCTGCGCCTCTCGAAGCGATACCTCCGACGACTGCCCCCGCGACTTGTGCTGCTGCTGCACCCATTTTACTTAACCTCTTTAATGTAGATATCTCTCATCGTTCCGTCGTGACAGAGATTGGTTTGCTGGTATTTAAACCCCAGCATCTTGATAAATTTTTTGTGTTTAATATCGTCCAGCTCATGTAGACACATAAGCGGAGTGTCACGTAGAGCCATCAATAGGCGCATGCCCATCTCAAGTTCTTTCTTGACGCTTTGGTTGTAACGCCTGACGTCGCAGTGAATCCAGGTAAGACCGTCGTGGTACTCGTAAAAAACATCAAAGTTCTGTGATTGGATTACAGGTACTCTCATGTCGCACCTCTTACCCTGGGGGTGGCGTTGGCCACAAAACATCGTCAACACTGGTGGTGTCACTTGGTATGTCAGCTGGTAGATTTCTTAGGGCTTGACGGTAGGTCGCCCAAGATTGCTTGACACCTGCATTGAAAAAGACATCTGGCATCTGGGTATAGTCAGAAGCTGCTAAAAGCTCATTGCGCGTGATTCTCACATTGCCGACAATCAGGTCTCTTGGATTTTCTAGGTCGACAATTGTCTGCGTCACGCGCTCCTGGTCAGCGTCATAGACATCAACATAAGTCTGCAAAAGCTCATCGATGGCGTCGCTGCAGAACACGTATTCGCACCAGGTGCCACCCATCTGTCCAAGTTGCTCTTCCGTGAGGAACTGTGGACTTCCATTAGGTTCAGTATTTTCTAATCGGATATAAAACATTAGACAATACCTGTAGTTGTGCCTGACCAGTGCGCTGTTCCGCTGCGCGATTGATTCGTGGTGCCAGTGCCGTTGTCGCTGTACATTTGAATACTGACTCGGAATCGCGTGGTCTGGGTGGTTGTGTTTGACAGGCTCCCGACCACTGGAATAGTGGTCCAGGAATTACCGCCTGCTGCTGTCTTGTGGCGTAGTGTTTGAATATGCACGTAGGTGCCCACGCTGCCACCATTTACTGGCGCTGCCTCTAGCTTTACATATGCAGTATCCGTGGCAAATGCACCGTCAAAAACCATATTGATGCTAGGCGTGTGCGGCTTAGACGGGTTGCTGGCCGGACAATCAACTGTCATTAGCTCAACAAATCCAGCAGTAGTAGGACCAAATGTCTTGCTGGCGCTACCTGAGAATGCTGAGGTGGGGTTCACGTCCCCGACGATGTTGCCTGTTGTCAGGTTCTTGATATGGGCAGCTTCCATTGTCACCACGCCATTGGTGATGTCGAATACCTGAGTGCCTGCTAGTCCTGAGCCTGCTGCTGCTGGGTCAATGATGGTGAACTTGTCTGCAAGAATCTTGAAGCTGCCAGTAGTGCCATTGTTGTTTTGGGAGAAGCCAGTAATGTAACCATTGGAATTCAGCGATACGCCATACTTGGCTTCTAGTATTCCATCTGCGTTTGCTCTGGCTGTTGCCTCGGCTGTCACTGAGGCTGCCACAGTGCCTACCGATGCTGACACACTGTTGATGCTCTGAGAGAGCGCGTTATCTGCATTGACAGAGATGGTGTAGTTGTTGGCTATGTTGCCGTTGGCTGTCGCTACATCAGCATTCAACTGAGTTATCAGTGCGGCAGATGCGCTGTCAGCGGAGGCTCTGGTGGTAGCCTCTGTGCTGATGGCCGCTGTGTTTTGACCTACCGTAGCAGATAAGGCGTTGATACTTTGAGTAAGCACATTATCAGCAGCAACTGAGATGTTGTAGTTGTTGCTGATGTTGCCATTAGCAGTACCCAAATCAGCCGTCAGCGTTGTGATTAAAGCGGCATTTGCACTGTCAGCAGTCGCTCTCGCTGTTGCTTCTGTAATTACCGAAGCGGAGTTGGTGGCTACATCAGCCTGTACTGTGGTTATGAGGCTGGCAAATGCTGAGTTCTCGGACACACGGGTGGTAGCTTCTTGAGTAATCGCAGCAGTGTTTTGGCCGACAGTGTTATTGAGATTAACGAGAGTCTGCTTTACTTCAGCAACACCGTCCAGGGTTGTCTTGGTTTCCTGACCATTCAGTGCCAGGGTATTCTCGATGCGCTGCAGTTCATCCGCGACAAAGGACTTAATGACTTCAGGGCTTTCACCCAGCGTCGGCACAGGCTTACGCTTGTACCCCAGAGGTAGTTGCTGTTGCGACATATCTACCTCCTGCCTGTTGTGGTTATCTCTGCATCAAACCCTGCGAAATCAAAGTTCTTGGTGTCCAGGACATCCATGCGGTAGGCCAGGTACCGACCTGCGGCACGGGAGTCAATCTTGTGCTGATACGCTGCGTCAAAAGTTACCTGAGACTCATAGGCAGGCGCAGAGTTCTGGAGGTCAGAAGCACCAAAGCTAAACTGAAACTGCATGTCCGAGGATTCTGTGGACACCTGGGGGTAGATTCTCGAGATTACTTTGTAGGCTGAGATTTGCATCATCTCGTCCAGGTCTATACCTGTACGCTCCACAAAGGGTGCCTTGTTGGCCTGCGTATCGTAAGGGGCCGACAGCATGCTTGAGCTGCCCGTGAGGTCCAGGCCGTACAGCTTGTGCGTACTGATGCCGTCGGGAGTATCACTCTTACCTACGAAGATACTGTGGCTGTCGTACCCAGCCTCCTGGCTGAAGTAGGTACCACCAATAGCTGAATAGGTATCTGTTACCGTCGCATATGTGGCGGCAGTAGGTATTGAAGCCAGGGTCGCTGAGGACACGTTGGGGAGGTCCATGAAGGACCAGGTACCATTTTTGTAGTTGAACACCGCAGCTCGGTTACATTCTGTACCGCTGGTGTACTCGGCCATATCGTCGCCAGACACATAACAAAAATATATTTCTTCCAGGAGAGGGTTAGCCTGGACAAAACACTTGTCGGTCTTGGCGGTGTTGAGGCTCGAGAAGATGTACTGCTTAACTTTTTCATCTGCAATACTCTGCTTGCTGTGAGTGTCGTGAATGTAGATGTCGTCGGTGCCAAATACATAATGCTTACCTTCGATTTCAACAGCACAGTTCTGGCTAATAACACCTGCATCCGAGAACAGCTTCCTGAAGTTAAAGATGAATGCACCACCTGTAAACTCCATCAGATACACCTGGTCTCGTGAGTAGATAACAAAGTTGGTACCCAGGGAAGCTCCGTCCAGGATGGGGGTCTTCATCTCGACCAGGTCATTAAAACCTGCGCTCTTTGTAGCATCAGATGCATCCCAGGAATCTGGTACAGAGTTCGCTAATGCAGGGTTAGACCACCGCACTCTGCTGCTGTACCCAGTGCCACTCTCAGTGGTGTTTAAAGCCAACAGGAAGTCCCCATAGGCCCTTACTGAGGCAGCCCTCCAGTTGCTATCCCAGTGGGGCAAACTAGCGAACTGAGTGCCTCCCTGAGCCATATAGGCAGGGACCTTGTCTGCGCGGTTTAGGTACGTAATGTCAGCTAGGGTGGTCGCTGTGAAGCGTAGGGTGCTGGCCGAGGTAGTTGCTATGCTGCCCTGGCGAGACACTAGGTTACCGTTGGTGTATTCACGCAACTGGTAGGTGTCCGATGCAATGATTACCGATGAGAATGCTGAGGCTGAGGCTGCAGTGATGCCATGTACAAAGGCTGGGGCTATAGCCAGGCTATCCTGGATGTTCCTGAATACAGGAGCCCTAGACACAGTGCCTTCATCAAAGCGTACATTCTTGGCCCTAGTGAAAGCTTCTGCAGGTAGCGAGGCAGGGGGAATGTCAGTGACTACACCTGCAGTTCCTAGACCTCTGATAGGTAGATTCTGCGGCATATCTAAGCTCCTAAGCTACACGTTTCCACATGTACACAACCATATAAGGCTGTAAGTTGTTGTGGGCTCCACCACCCCCAGTGTCCTGGGTGGCAATGGTTGCTGTGGGGTCACCTGGGTTGGTGCCTGCAGGGTGCGTGGTCTGTCCCAGGTTATCGAGTTCCTGGTAGAGGATGTCGTGGCTGTGTGCAGGTAACTCACTGACGTTGAGGGTATGAGTCTTAGCACCCCCAGTCTCTCCTACAGTATCAAAGTCCGTATCGCTACTGTCGATACCGACCAGGACCCTACCAGCCCCTATGGCTAACCAGGTACCTCCAAACAAAGTGTCGGGGGTGGTACTTACGACTGAGGTATACACAGCCCCCACGGGGTAGCACAACAGGGCATCGATACCCAGAAGGGTCTGCAGGGCAGCCAAGCTGATGCCAGTGCCCAGGGAGGGGCTAGAGCCATCTGAGGTTATCGCAGGCTCGGTCACAGATAGCAGGGTCTTCACCTCGGCAGCAGTGATACCAGTGCCCAGGGAGGGCGTTGAGCCATCTGAAGTGATTGCTGATGCGGTTGGGGCTGCATTGAGCTCTGTGTGCGTCTTGGTCACAGGTCCGGTGATGTTCGGGAAGGTAGCCTGGAGGGTAGACTTAATGAGACGTAGGTGCTCATCTGCCTGGCTCAGGGGGTCTGTAGCTGCAGGATTAGTCGCAGATAGCTGATTGATGGTCGTAGCTGATTCGAGGGGCATGGGGGGTTACCTTTGTTTAACTGGGGTGGGCCTCTGCTTAAAGAAGCCTGACAACAACAACAACAAGCTGGGGCTTTAGCGGGCTTTTTGAAGTCATTAGTCGACATTGGGTGCGGGAGGGCATTTGTTGGGCTGGAGTCCCTAGATTCCTGGGGCTATAGGCTGAAGGCCGCGTGGTTACTAGGTTTCTTACGTCAATCGATGTGTTATCTATTGACCTTAGGCTGCCGATCTAATCGACATCCATTTGACATTTGGACCTTAGGAAATTTTATTGGTATAAGGCACTATTTCTTGTGTGAAAATCGGGACCTAAGTAATCCTAAGCCAACCTTAGTCAACACCAGTACCCACACATAGGTACTCAAGAACTCAAGCTATCTTGGGCTCCTGTCCTGTCCTGTCCAGGGTACACAAGTAAGCGACACAATCCCTCAGCCCTGGTCCAGGTGTCTCTTAGCACTTGTAGGTGGCTAGTTAGCAGCTCCTACCAGCTATCATTTCAAGACCCTCTTAGTCACCCCAAATGAACTGAGGGGGGAGACAAAGGGGACAACCAAAAGGGTCTTGAGTTAACAGCAGTAGGACACAGGTACTTGAGTGATTGGGTGTAATCGTCAGTCACGACGTCGTATACCCATGTATCTCTCTTTAAGGTGGACAAAAGTCTAGCTTATAGTTTTTATTAGTTGTACTTATGGCAATAGACTTGGAGGTAGACATACCTTTTTTGGGTAGTTGTAGCTATAGACAGAGTATGTTTCGCGGGAGTAGAATCTCGCTGTCGTCTACCAGGTACTCAACCTCGGGTAGCTTGCTCTACCCACTAATGGTTGAGCCCTGGTAGGCGGCCTCTTCTTCCAGCAAGAATGTCATTCAAACATGCATAACATTTATGAGCAATAGGCATTAGATGATAATGCGAATCATTTATAAAATAGGTCCTCAACTTACCCTTCTGAGGACCTAGATACACCTTATGAATTACATGCTCATCTTCACCTTAGTAACACTCAGTGCTATAGCTCTTGATAACTTAACAATAACTTCTTCAGATAAAAGTCAGCCTTCTGCACACATTGTTCGCCTGACCCGTGCTTTAGGTTTTCTCTCCAGACATACTTAATTACCTGGCCTTTCAGGAAGCCTCTCCAGGCTTCTGTGTTGCCTCCTAAGGCCGCCTGGATACCATCGATACACTCGACACCGCCCTGGGTATAATGCTCAGGGTGGTTCACTGCGTCGGGCTCAGGACCACCATAGATTTCATCGTGTTCCTCGATAGCTGCCTGGGCATACCTGTCGATGGCAGGGTGTTTCTGCCGCAAGTTATTCCAGTCAGCTGGTGTTGCCATATTGATACTCATATTCTTACTCTCCTGCCGCAATCTCGACACGGCATCATCCAATTAGTTTTCTTAGGTAAACACTTGCAGTAGGCTGTTCTGAGAAAGTCTTCTTCGTCCCCGATCTGCTGCAAGTCATAACCTGCCTTTGGGCGCCTGAACTCATTAGGGCGCAGCTGTTTAAGGTCTCGCGTTGTTAATTTCATGTTGAAAGTAATCTCCTTCGTCCTGGCAGATAATCACTGGGGTCTCTGGACCAAAGTACGCACCGGCAACGTTGAACCAGAAGTAGTCACTGGCCTCGTGGTGCTCCATTCCCTGCTCCTGCTCCAGAATCTCAATAATCTTGTCCATGTCGTAAACAAGTACAGGGTGGCCCAGGTTGCATGTATGCCCTACTACGGCATCGTTGAAACCATCCAGCCGCAGTAGTTCTGAGTCATTCATGTCTCACACCCTTGGCATCCAGTCATTTGCTGCCACTCCAGGGCACTGATGCCCGTCTTGATGAACTCACGGTCATCGGCACTGAGGTTCGGGAATGCATCCTGCAGCAGCGCACCGTCCTCATAGGCCACCAATTGCTTCTGGGTGACATCAAGGTCCCTGGTGTACAGGGTGCCGCTTAGCTGGCTTCTCCTGGTTATAATCATCGGCCTGGCTCCCATAAGTTAATAGTCTCTGATTGCTCATCCCAGTCGCACCACCTAAGTATCCTGGCGCACCGACTCTGGGCAACTGCATCGTCCCTTGTAAGCCCTGCTTTGGTGTATGCCTGGGCTACTAGCTCCCAGGTAGGGTGAGGCCCCAGTATCTTCTCAGCACTCTTGGGACCAACCCCTGGGCATCCTGAGAAGCCATCTGTGGTGTCCCCAGTGAGACACTGAGTAAGGAAGTACTTGTCGGCTTCCTGGTCCTTGATGTGCATCAGCTCATCGGACATAGGTCTGTAAAGTTTCCCTGGTATCGTCTTCATGTCCTTATCGTCAGACACAATGGCTGTGGGCTTAGTCTTTGCTGACTGCAGGATGCCCATGATGTCATCGGCCTCCAGAGTGTCCTGGGTATGGCATGGGAACTCTGCTAGTGCCCACTCGACCAGGGCCTTGTATCCGACAGGTTTCCGTGTCTTCTTACGGTTACCTTTATAGCCAGGCAGTACCTTCTTTCTGAAGTTGTCACCCGTTGTGAAGCACACCAGGTATTCATCAGTGCCCAGGCGCTCACAGAAGCTCTCCAGGCGGCCTTTGAATATGTTCTTGGCCTTACCTATATCGCAATAGAGTGACCAGATGTCATCGCCCCAATCCACCTCTTCCTCCACAGCAACACATGCCTGGTACAGGTACAGGTCGCCGTCAATTAGTAAGGTGGTCTTGGTGTCACATAAAGTTTCTAAGATGTTCATCTATACCCTCCTTAAACTCATGCCCTTCTTCAGTTATCAACCAGTGGTTCCCAAATACCTCGTAGTCTATTTCTGTGGTGAGCAGTCCTCTTGAGGCGCAGACAGATATGTACCAGGCGGCTTTCCTGGCAAAGTTGGACTTAACAGTGAAGGGTGAACGAGCAGCTGCATCCAGGACCTCCCAGAATGCAATAAGCATGTCCTGGTCGTGCTCAATATGCGTTGTGTCAGTGGGTGTCGCTCCAGGTTTTTCCGAGGTTGAACTCAGCTTCGACTGGGAGGTTGAACTGGAAAGCTTCTCCTGCTTCTTGCGCCATTCTTCTAGTGATATTACCGACATCGTTTGCTATCTCCTTGGTCTTGCAGGCAATCTGCACCTCGTCGTGAACCCAGCCGACGATGTATGCTTCTAGCCCTTGCTTAGTTATCTCCTTGTCGATTAATGCCAACCACTGCTTACACAGGACTGCACCAGACGACTGGAGTAATTGAGAAAGGCATCTGTGCTCTGACCTCACGAACAGCTTTCTGCCGTCCAGACCTTTGAGATATCCACGCTTAAATGCTTGTTTTAGTTCTTGCTTTAGCCTTGCGAATGCAGGCACGTTTTTGTCGAAGTCCTTCTTCAACTGGCGTCCCTGCTTTGAGTTACCACCGACAATCTCACCTATCAACTTGTCACCCCCACCAAAAAGCAGTGAGTAGATGAAGGTCTTGGCAGCATCTCTTGTCGGGAGTCCTGCAGCCTTCTGGTTGTAGGTATGAATGTCTGACTCGAGTATCTGCTTAGCGTACTCACCGTCATCTTCCAGGTAATGTGCCAGGCACCTGAGCTCTAGCCCTGACAAGTCAGCACCACATAGCGTCCAGCCTTTAGGCACTGTCCAGAGGTCCCTACACTGCTTACCAAAGGCTGCCCTGGTCGAAGGTACCTGGGCCGCGTTAGGTGAGCGGTGCGCTGCCCTGCCCGACACTGTGCCGCCACTGATGATGGTGTGGCGTATCTTGCCGTCGTTGTCTACCTTCTTCATCCATGCCTGGCTCCCTTCTGCCAACTGAGCAATCCTTTTCTGGACCAGGAAGAACTTAGCTAACTTCTGGGCCTCAGGGTAAGGCAGCTGAGACAGTACCTGCTCATCGACCTTAGCCTCACCTGACGGGGTGAACTGCTTAGGCTTCCAACCATACTTATCGACCAAGCATCGGTAGATGTGCTTGCGGCTGTTGGGGTTGAACTCAACCACAGTGACTTTCGTGTACGGCTCTCCTTTAACGTAACCACGAGCCTTGTTGTTCACCTTAGGGATAAACACCTGGTGTACCTCCCAGGGCTCGAAGAGCTCCTGCAGGTCCTTCTCAAGCTCAATACGGAGCTTAGCCAGCTCTGCGTATAACGCATTGGCACCATTGCTGTCGAAGGTCCAACCGTTGTTGCCTATCCTAAAGCATATCTCTGCAAGCTCATGCTCGAGGTCCAGGGAGCGTTCTGAGAAGTCAGCAGCTTTGTCCATAAGGTAGCTGTAAAGCGATGAGGTAACATTGACGTCCTGAATACAGTAGTCCAGCATCTCCTGGTTACACTCCTCCCAGCCTCCATCGTAATCACCCTTCATGGTGCCCATTCTCAGGCCCCAGGCTTTCAGCGAGTGGCTGCCCCACAATCTTTTCTGGAAGTCATCTGGCAAACTTACCGAGGTCGCATCGTCGTTAATTAAATCCGCAGCAACGAGGCGGCTGATGACGAGAGTATCGGTAATCTTTCCGGTAGGTTTGAACCAGGGATAAACTTTTTGTAGCGCAGGGATATCAAAGGCAATGATGTTGTGGCCTATGATTTCATCGGCATCCTGCAGCATTCTGATGCACTGCTCGATGTCCTGGGCTGCGTAAGCTAGGCTGACTTGGCCGCTGCTTTCATCCAAGTCGTAGTGCCCTATGCAGTGTATCTTTGTCAGCTGGTGCAGCAGTCCATCGCTCTCCAGGTCAAAGACGACCTTCACAGGTCTAACTCAGTCTGCTTTTTAGTGATGGGTAGCTTAGGCATGTACCAGCAGCCTACCTTCGAGTTTTTTCCTTGACGAGTTTTGACGGGTAAGTCGCGTCTTTCGATGTCCCATCCGTCTTTCTTCAATTTAAAAATAACTGCTGAAATCCTAGAAATTCCAAGCTTATTGAAAGCGTAAGCACTGGTAATTCCTGCGCCAGTCATCAGATGTTCTAAAACGATTGTTGCGTGGCTCATGGCCTTGTCTCCTTAAAGTGTCGACATTTAGAAACGCAGGTCTTCCCTGCAGCCGATGTCGATTAGTCGGCTTGTGTTGCGGTCGTACTTGAGTGTTCCGGCATAACCTACTTGGCCGGTGAATCTGTTCTTAAGCACCACCAGGGTTCTGGTGTCATCGGTAGGGTTCTCTGGATTCACCTGCAGCCCAATGCAGAAGTCTGCTAATTGAGCAATTGAGTGTGAGCCTCGCAGCTGGGACAGCTTGATAGACTCCCCGCCCTCATGCCCTGCACCCCCAGGCCGTGTTAGGTGGCTGACCAGGAACAACGTAATCCCAAGTTCCTGGACCATTTGCCGCAGGGTTGTCATAACGCTATCGATGAGCCGCCTCTCATCGGTGACCTGCCCAGTGAGACCTGAGACCAGGATGCTGATGTGGTCCAGGAATATGTGGGTACAGCCCATAGCTTTCACCATGTACTGGATGCGGTTGACAATGGTGTCCAGGGAGGTGCTCCCGAAGTGATTGAACAGTTGGATGTCGTGGTGCTGGAACAGCTCGTCGTGGGCAGACAGCACCTCTTCTTCAGAAGCTGCATCGAATTCCTGCACAATGTTTTTATGCAGGTGCAGCCCAAGTAAGCCCCGCACTGTTCTGCGGTTCTCTTCCTCAAGCATCAGCATGCCAACCTTTTGGTCGTTGCAATGCAGGTGGTAGGCGAACTCAGTAATCAAAGTACTCTTGCCAACTCCAGACCCTGCACAGATAGTTACCAGGGTGGACGGGCGAATGCCCTTAGTGATTTCATTAAGTTTTTCGTAGGGATATTGAACCAGGGATTCTTCTTCAGTCTTGGTAATCTCACTACGCAGCTCTGCCGTTGATACAATGCCATCAGGCCGCCAGTCGTTGGCTTTGAAGATGGCATCGATGATGTGCTTCTCAGCACCATCCTGGAGGGCGTCATTCACATCCTTGTATTGCAGCTTTGCTATCTTCACCTTGCCAATTGGCAAAGCCTCGGCACACTCAATTGCAGCTTTCTGGCCTGCATCATCCTGGTCAAACATCAGGATTATCTCTTCGTACTTTTCTAGGTAGTCCCAGGCATTCAGTAAACTTTTCTTGGCAGACTGCGCCCCGTTAGGTACAGACACCGTCGGCCACTTGTTGCCCTGGGCCTGGGAGGCAGACATTGCACATATCTCACCTTCGCACACCACAAGCTTCCTGCCGCCATTCCAAAGCCACTGACCGAACAGCTCCATCTTTTTACCATCGCCCAAGATAGTGAAGTTCTTGTCGGCATCCCGTATCTTTTGTGCCACCACCTCACCCATCGGTGAGCGGTAATTGGCAATCTGTACTGGGCGTCCTTTGTACTCACCAATGCGGTAGTCGAACTTTCTGCAGGTTGCCTCGCTTAGGTTCCTGGCACTTAATGACGCAAAGTCACCCTCGAGAAGGTCTCTGTTAATTTTCTTGACAGGGCCAGCAGTATGACTGTCTTTGCCATCGCTACTGCCTTGTGAATGTTTCTGGCACCCAAAACAATAAGTGTGCCCATCGTCATAAATTGCAGCGTTGTCTTTTGACCCGCAATCGTCACAGTTAATATGCATGACAAACTTTGAGTCTTCATGCGTTTGTTGAATAGCTAACATCATTTCCCCCAGGCATAAAAAAAAGGGGGCAGCCGATACTTTGGCCACCCCCTCTTTTGCTCTCCTTGACTACACTTAGCATATGTCGCTTTCGTGCAGCCACTCATCAGGAATCGTCTTATGGGCATACACAAATCCATTCTTTTCACAGTAGGATGCGTATGTCGTTTTCGAGCCCTTGTAGAGTTTGTTGTTGCAATTGCTAAACACAAAACGAATGTCGATATCTGGGTGCTGCTTCTGAATCAGCAAATGCTTTTGCCTATCAGCGGTGTCCCAGATGCCTTTTGTTTCGACGTAAAAAAAGCCACCAGGTTTAGGTAGCTTGAAGTCGGGTGTGTATTTAGCATTGCGCTCAGGTACTACATAGTGAACCTTGTCAGTCTCGTAGCTAACCTCTAGTCCTGCCGAGGTAATCTGCTTAGCTATCTTGTCCTCAAGTCCACTCCTGTACCCGTGTTTGATTCCACGTTGCTTGGCGCTAGAAGCGGTCTGCCGCTGTGGTCGTCTGCTGTACTTGTTCTGGTATCGGGGCATCGAAAGCTTCCTGCATAATGTCGTCTCCTACGAAGCTGCCCTCAACAGCATCAAATCCTTCGCCAGCAGATGTGCTGGTTACCAGGTCAATCACCTGCACCCGAGTCAACTGAAGGGATACACCAGACTTACCGCTGACTGTCCAGGGCGCAATTATGCCTCCCACTCTGATTGTGCTGCCGCCCCAAATCTTTGGCACCTGCTTGCCCACTAAATTTTGTCCCTGGGCATCAAAGAAAGTGGGGGCGTACTTGGACTTAACCTTAAATACAGTTTCACCAGTGTCCTCATCGGTGTCGTAGGGCATGGATGCTTTGTTTGCTTTGCTACCAAAGTTGTCCTCGGCAATCTTGTCTATCATCGCTTTGAGCTCTTGCGAGTCTTCGACGATAAGATTAGTTTTATATTTTGGCTCACCACCGAACGCATTGTCTGGCTCGTTGAGCCAGGGGTACTGAGCGCGTCCTGCATTTGAAGTGAATTTAACTTTTGCTGTTTGTGCCATTTGGCATCTCCTTTGATTTTACGTTGGTTGGTTGCTGCTGTTGAATTTTTGGCAAATCAATGCCGAGTCTTAATGCTTCTTGCTGAAGCTTGTCAGGGTATGGCTGGCCTTTTTCATAGATAAGTTGAGCCAGGCCCCTAACTCGTTCTCTGGGGTGCATATGTGTTCCTTTGTTCTAAAGGCAGACAGAAGTCTTAGATGGGGGTTTAACGAATGTTTAAATTGCGCTTAATGGTGGCGACTGCTTTCTCAATAGCTATGACAGTTTTGAGGTTGGGACTTAAGCGTTTGTTTAGAATAAGTTCACTTATGGTGTTAACGTGAACTCCAGCTAAATCAGCTACTCGCTGACGGTTGCGACGCTTCCTAATAAAGTCGATATTCTCCTTGTGGAGACTTTCGATTGTTGACATTTTTCTCTCCTTTAACTAAAACAATATTCTGACTCCAAAATGGCAGCCAGGTTTAAATTACCTTTTGCGGGGATTGTGGCATCAAGTTTTTTCAAGCCGTCATATGAAAGCTGCTTGCCTGCCTGCGTTTTCAAATCGTCGTATAGACAGTAATCCTTATACAACTCGACGAAAGAATGTCTCACTGAGTGATACATCGTGTCAGTGTCGGATGGCACTGTGCCGAAGCTATCATGGATTAAAAAGAAATCCTTCACGCCATTTTGTTTCGCGGTGAGTACGGTAAGTAGGAGGTGAGCTGAATCCATAGAGTGGATGATGTTTGGCGACACTGCCGCCTTCGCTTTCTTCTTATCTACTCTGCTTGAAGCGCGTACCCGAACTGACACCTGCTCTCGCTTAGGCGCATCGGTCACTCTGTCATAGAGGAATATCTTGACCTTCTTGACGTCCCAATGGTTATACTGCTGAATCACAGGGAAACCTACAGGGTTGTCAAAACGCAGTGCCTTACCTTCGTGCGCCAAGGCTCCTGCAACTTTTTGGAAAAATGCCATACCCTGGGCAGCACTCGATATTACCTCGCACACTGCCTCATAATTAAGGTTAGCCAAGTACTTGGCATGCAATCTATGGCTGGCCTTGTCGGCCCCAAACGGATGCGTGTGTTGCTCCTTACGCAGCACTCCGTCAGCGAGTGGTCCCATAACGTCATCCATGAGCTGGTCGGCAAAACCGTACTTGCCACTAGAATATCCATAGGTCATCACATTCCGTTTTACGGTGCTGCGTCCAACCTCAAAAGCTTTCCAACATTCAGCCACTTCGCCAGTGTCCTGGGCCAACCTGGTGTTAACAACATCAGCAACCGTCTTGTAAACGTCCTGCGGCTTTTCACTTGGAACCAGATTAACCAAAGCACCGTCTTGTTCATCTAAACTCGCTGCGGAGTAATGCTGAACACCACTGTTAGTGCCATCAAGTTGGGGAGGAAGGCTGCAGACATAATCAGACCCATAGTCCATGTAGTTGGCAAACTCGTGGCAGGCAGCTAGAAACTGAAAGGGCTTGTCAGCGGTCGACCAGAACGCAAAAGTCGCAGCACTATCCCGCCCGACGTCATAGATTTGGCTTTTGTTTTCTTCAACCCAGGCAACCCTAGACTCCAAAGACTGCTTGGAAATTTTACCGAAGTCACCTGTATTGGCCAAATGCACTGCCAACCAAAAAGCGCCAGCATCATCCATTGGCTTCCCACGTTTAAGCGTAAACATTGCTTTGATGTGGTCATCACGGTGGTAGCTAAAGTGAGGTACAGGGTAAACACGGCCACGGAAGTCAAAGTTAAAAGGTAGCCAGAACTCTTCAAACTGCGCTAGTTCTTTTGCCGTGCCCAGGTCCTGCAGCATAAGAATCCTGGCAGCGTTCACCTCACGATTCTTTTCACGTACTTCTTTCACTGACTTGACGTAAATCTGCTGCTCTTCACTGGTTAAATCATCAAAGACCTCAGGTTTGTCTGGAAACTCTATCTGAGTTGCTCTGGGGAACTTACCGAAGACTTCAGCGTTATTCCAGCAGCGTTCGACAGCTTCGAGTACGTAATGATTAATTTTTAGGGGAGTTGCCTGGATGGCATTGATGGCTTCGACATAATCTGGAAGACCTTTTGCAAGCTGCCAATTGATGGCCTTACGCTGCGCCTTGCTTGCGCTTCTCACCAGGGGCACCTGAGCGGCTGTTGCATCGTCCAAGTAGCACCCCGTGTTGAAAGCGGTCCAGGGTTTGGGGGCGACAATCATAGGAGCTAACATAGGTTCCTGCCAAGCAGCTTCATAGTCCATATTGGCTAGTGCATTTGAAGCAGCAAAAGTAAGTCCGATGCGTTTGTCGGTGCCGTTGCGATTGAACTTTTCCCAGGTTTCAAAGATACCTGAGTGCTCAAGAACGGCTGATAGGATAGGTGAAGCCACTTTGATACGTCTGTCCTGCATCCACTCTTTCACACTGTATTGCGACTTAGCTGCGATTGAACGTGCAGCTGTCTCACGCTGCTTGAGGCCAGCGTGTTCTTTTTCGACATATTTAGTGAGCCTGCTAAACAGTGTTTTATCGTGTTTCTTAAGACCCTGAGCCCAAGCTTCAAGCTCAACTCGGTGCCCAATTTTTGCAAGCAGTGAAGTCTTTTTACCATGAGACACAGTGCTATCCATGCAGGCATTCAGACCTATGTATGCCAGGATATCTGCGTCAAGGTCCTGTAAATCGTCAAGCCATATCGAAGGACGACCAGTCGCTTTGTCGGTCTCAGACTTAAGTGCTGCACGTATGCCAGCTGCTACCTTTGGCAATGCATCAGTGATTAAAGACTGGGGGTTGTTCTGAGTTGATGGGCGGTTGTTTTTTTCAAGCCTTTCGTTAAATCTTTGGTGGCCTTTGGAAAAAAACTCTTCCTCTCTTCTTATCTCTAGGTCCAGTAGTTCATTAGTACTAAGCGTCATTGTGCGTATCCCTCACGTTTTGTTCTAAAGGTGGACAAAAGTATTTTGATTACTTTTTGACCAATATGTCAGTGCATGTTTTGGTTTTTTAAGTCCGTTAAAAGGTGTATGACATCTTCTAGTTTCCTGAGCGATATCGAGAGACTTTCTTGCATTAAGAAACCTTCATCACGGCTTCCTTTGAGTCGGTGCATTTCTTGCAAGTCCTGCTCTATAACATGTTTAAGCTTGCTGCAAGCGACATCTGACCATCGTCTTATATGGTCGTATTCTGCTCCTGCTGGCGGGGTTCCTATCCCAGGCTCATCGCTTGTGCAGTTCACTAGGGCTAGGTGATTCTTCCAAGTTTTATTTTTCATAGATTAGATTCCTTGTCAAGAGAGGCTATGCAGCCCCTCTTTTTTCGAGTTTGCACATAATTGCACTAAGCGCGTCAGGCTTGGTGTGGACGTACTTCTGAGTGGTGGCTATGGAGCGGTGTCCAAGTATCTTGCCCAGGGTAATAGAGTCGACGTTATGCTCCATCGCTAACTTGGTAGCACAGGTGTGACGGAGTACATGAAACACATAATGCTTGTCTTCCCTTGCCAACTCGTCACGAGCTTCTGCCCAGGTGTCGTAGAACTTTCGGTGCGTATACGGGCCAGCAGGGTGCATATCCAGAGCTTGAAGTGCGTCCCTGGCCGCCTGGTTCAGCGGTACGATGCGCTGGTCGCCATTCTTAGTGTCGGTCAAAGTGACGTAGGTGCCACAGGCACTTATGTAGCCGTGGGTCTTTCCGTTGAAATTGTTGATGCCGAGAATCTCGCCCAGGCGCATACCTGTGTTAACGCCCAAGACAACAAAGTGAGACATCCAGGGCTGACTGCTGTTATCCAGAAAGTTGACCAGGTCATCAATCTCTTTGTCAGTGAAGAACCTGGGGCGTGAGCTCCTAACCTTCAGAAACTTCATGCGCGGCTTCCTATCAATAACTTCATGTTCCACTGCCAGGTTGAATAGGCAGCTGAAGCAAGCTAGGTAACGGTTGACGGTGTTGTCGCAAAGCCCCATCAGAACCAGGTGGTCCTGGAATGCCAGGATGTCCCTGACCGTAAAGTCAGCCAGGGGCTTATCTGCGTTGTCCTGGTAGTTAGCCAGGCGTTGGACCATGAACTGGCAGTCACGTAGGTGCTTGTCGTGCCAGAGTCGATGCGCGTGGGCATCCATAAAGGTAGTTAAAGTTTCCATAATGATTCCCTCAAAAAAGAAGCCCCCTGGCGGGGGCGATTAGTGATTAAAAGTCAACGACACACTTGTGAAGGTCGTATGCGACAAGACCAGACAGGTGCTTGGGTAAACGGTCAGACAGTATCTGTACCTGGCTTTCTTTGCTGAGTGCCCAGACATTGTCAGAATGGTGGAATCCTGCAGGGCTTAGCAGCTTGACGCCTTTGTCAATAATTAAGTACCTGGCAGTTCCGATGAAATAACTTGCTGCATTACCCAGATTTTCTAAAGCGTGGTAAGCATTGCTAACTCCCAGAGAGCTTAGGATTAGGGACTCTCCACCCTCCATGAATGTTTTCATCTCTTCAGTCTCCTGTTCAACCGTTAGAGACATATACTCAGTGCTCAGCTCTTTAGCCATCTCCCTGGTCAGGCTAGAGGCATCTATTACTGCCTGGTTCTCAGCAACAAATTCTTCGTGGCGGGCTTGGATATCAGCGTTAGTTTCAAATTTAGTAGTGTTCATAATGATTCCCTCAAATCGTAGGTATAAAAAAAGCCACCAAAAGGCAGCTCTGTGGGTGTTTACATCTGTATTTCGTGGATTTACATGTGTAGAATCCATTGCCGCAGGAAGGGCCCATAGCTCAGTTGGTTAGAGCAGTCGACTCATAATCGATTGGTCGTAGAGTCGAGACAGGCGCTTCCTGCATTAGTCAAGCAATGGATATTGCTGATGTAAGAACTAATGCAGGCCCTTCGTAGTCATCCTGGACTTAGGGGTCTTTACCTTGGTCGGTGCCACAAAGTGGGCCAAGGGGCTGTCATCTGTACTGCCGTGGGGAGCCACCCCGTAATCACATCAACTGACTACATGTACATAATATCAATTGCCCCGTCGTGTGGCAATAGGTTGTACTAAGGTGGACAAAAGTCTAAAAAAACACCAGGTCACCGAAGCAACCTGGCGGGCCACAGGCCAGTAACCACGCGGCCTCTGCTTAGCTTCAGATGCGTTGTGGGCATGTGACTATAAGGGGAATGGTGGTCACATGTTTCATGAAATTAGGGGGTTCCTGGTGGACATATACAGTGGTTTTTGCTGACCTTTTCCGTCTGCCAGAACAGGCCACAGTGCTCACACTTTTTGTACTCTAAAGTAGGCTCGAGCTGCGGCTTGTTGAATATTGCGTCAAAGATATCTTGGAATTTTTTGTAATCAGTGAAGGGTCTAGGGGACGAGCCTTTGCCTGCCATAGTATGGTCCTTTTGCTACCACTTGTTCTAAAGGTGGACAAAAGTCTTATGGCAGGCTTTTAGGCTGTTTCGGAAGGGGTTATTTAGGGCCGCGCAGGTTCATCAGCTTATCGGCACCTTTGATACCGAAGCTGGCACTGACAGCTATAAATAGTAGGTACTGGTAGAACTCCGGGAGCTCCTCCAGGGTCTGGAAGCCAGCTTTGACTCGTTCGATGATAGTTATGTCATCGACAGTCACCGCATAGCCAATCAATAGTAGGGGTAAGCTGAGCAAAATCGTAAACCATTCGTCTTTCCAGGACGACGATGAGGCATCAGCCATCTTAGCCTCCCAGTTAGCATCGTTCTGGATAGCAGTCATCTTTGCCTGGTGCTTCGCCTGCTTCTCCTCTGCTTTGTTGTTCATGTAGCTGCCAACCATGTCAGTGATTGGTCCAATCAAAAGTTTAAGCATCGTCAGCAGCCCCCCGTATCATTGCAGCCACTTCGACTGCGCGGTATCCAACCTGGGTAGCATAGCGACTATCGAGAAGCTCATTTGCGGCTTTCTCCCACTTACCCTCACGCAGGTATGCCAGGGTCTTTTTAAAAGACATCAGCCTGGGCATTCCCAGGTTAAAGCTTAGGTTGACCAGGGCTTCCTGGACACAAGTAGGCAGCTTATCGAAATACGATATGTTTCTCTGTAGGTCCTTAACAGCCACAGCGATGTCTTCCTCGAGTATGATGTAGGCAACACGTTCACTAATGCCTCGCTCCTGGATGTTGTGGCCGACACCTACCGTGTAGATGCCCAGGTGGTCCTGATACATATCCAGGCGCAGGCCCTCATGTTTGACCAGGGTATCCCTGATTCTGTTCATATCCATTTGTTACTCCTTTCGTTTGCCCAGGGCGCCCTGGACAGTGTCGCTTTCGTAAATCCTTATCCCAAGCCACACTATTGTGAACACAGAAGCTGTTGGAGGCAGCCAAGCAGCCAATGACATAACAGCGGTACTTGCTGCAGCAACATCAAGCAGCTCCTTTGACTCGTTCTGCATTCTTAGGCTCCTGCCGTGAAATAGACGTATATAAAGTAGCTAGTGATTGCCAGGGCAACACCACCGACAACCTGGTAGAAAGTGTCTTCGCGTTTGGACCTAGCGCGGAGTGCGGCCAGGCGCTTTTTCTCCAGGCCCTGCTTGTGCGCCATAACTGACTGATGCTGTAGATTCAGCATGTCGCGCCACACAGCAGCAGGAACAGACTTACGTAACCTAGCTTCTTCTTTCTTAAGCTCAGCTCGAGCAAATGCCAGGTCCAGGGCTTCCTGCTGAGACAAAACATGAGCACCTTCCTTGGTCTCATGCTCGATAGTCTCGATGGTTTTTTTACTTTCGGTCAGCTTGTCAAAAACCCCAGCAAGTCCTTCCAGGTGTGAGCCGCTTTCCTTGACTACCCGCACCCCCTCGTTAATTGCTTTGAGGCCGGATATCAACAGTGAGATTTCTGCAATCATATTAGCTTCCTAAAGTAGGCTTAGTAGCGGGGAAATCAGAAGTAGCTGGCCAGTCACGCAATTCAGTTCTGTAGGCTAGGATGTTGTCACGATTCGGCCAGTCTGGAGTTTGTGCTGCTTTGTCGGTGGATGACAGTTCGCCATTGCGCCATTCACGCGCCTCTTCTTCTGCTGAAGGTTCTGCGGGTGTTGGCTGAACATCTAGTTCGTAATGTTCAAAGTTAGCTTCAACAAACTCAGCACTTGAGTTAATCGTGTTAATTACGTTTCCATCAACATCTAAAATATTATATCGCATATTATTCTCCTTACGCTGGTAGGTACTGGATGATTACGCAACCACTACCGCCATCACCACCAGCAGCGTAGTACCCGTCTGACGCACGACACCCCCCGCCCCCAGCTCCAATACCTCCGTCACCACCGAGCACCCATGTTTGTGAATTTGATGAACGATTTTTTTGTGCGCCACCACCAGACAATGCCCCACCGTGAATCTCAGCTGATGTAGGTTGTACGTTATCCTGACCACCAGAATGTATTTTTACTAGCTTTCCTGCTTTACCGCCAACTATATAACCGTAACCACTCATCGTTTCAAAACCCTCTGCTTGAGAATCGCTTTCTCCACCACGATTCCAAGCATTCCCACCAGCACTCGGTGTTTCTCCAGTCCCATAAACCCCAACAGCACCACCGCCACATTCTGTTCCACCGGAGCCGCCTCCCCCCGTATTATTTACACTCCCGTTGGCCGCTGTGCCTCCTACGCCACTAGAATTACTAGATGCCCCTGTTCCACCGTTAGCGGTTAGGGTGGATGATAGTCCTGTGCCAGCAACAGTTGAGTTGCCCCCGCTTCCTGCACTAGCCCCAGTATAGGTGCTGTTAGTGCCACCCAACCCTTTAGCACCTACTACCACCGTAAATGACCCAGACGTTGTGACGGCTAAAGAGGTCTTCTTGCAATAACCGCCTGCACCTCCAGAGTAGGGCGTACCAGTAACACCTACACCGCCACCACCGCCCCCGATAACGTGGATACAAATGTTCCCGTCAACGGGTGGAACCCATGTCTGTGATGAAGTTAACACTATGTTTACTGGTAGAGAACCACCGCCACCAGCTGCTGAGATAAGGTCAGTTAGATTCGACATTTATATGAACACCCATGATGAAGTTGATGTACCAATAAGTCCTATAGACATATTAGCTACGTTGATTGTTAAGTCTGAAGCGTCACCTACGATAGTGCTTCCATTACGCCCAATGACTGTCGTGTCAAAGTTACCTACAGTGACGTACACCTTCATGCCAACAGTGGGCGTAGGTAGCGTTAGCGTTACGCCAGCAGTGCCAACGTAATGATGCGTGTTAGCTGTAGCGTTCGCGTTGCTGCTCACAGTTGCCGTAGGAATACCAGTGGCTATCGTAGACGCTAACGCAGCCGTACCTACAGCACCATCTGCTATCTGAGCAGCACCAATGCTATCGTCAGCAATAACACCTGTTTTTACTTTGGTTAATGCCATTAGCCCACCTCTGGTCTTGTGTCTGGAAAGCCATTGATGTATTCACCGTCTTCGTTTTTTGCAGGCCAGTCCCGTAGTTTCTGACGGTAAACTAGTATGGCT